TGCATGATGCTGCTGACTAAGGTCTCGGTTGGCAGGCTGCTGCTGGAGGATAGTTTCAACATCCTGCAGGAAGATGGTTTCAAAGTGCTACTGGAGGCGTGATGGCTGACTCGAAGGTTTCACAGCTGACAGCAGCGACAACGCCGCTCGCTGGCACCGAGCTGGCCTATGTGGTGCAGGGCGGCAACAGTCGGCGCACGACGGCGCAGGCGATTGCTGATCTGGCGGCAGACACCGATCTGACCTATGACCCGGCGACGCGCCTACTGAGCAGCAGTACAGGCGCGGATGTGACGTTGCCTGTGGCGACGGCAAGCCTGCCAGGCCTGATGGCTGCAGCCGACAAGGCGCTGACGGATGCGCTGATCGCTGCGGGCGTGACGGCCGCCGGCACGGTGGTGACGATTCCACACATCCACGGCGACCTGGCTGGCAGCGTCTACATCCACGTCAAGAACACCAGCGGCGGCCAGCTGGTGAAGGGCACGCCGGTGCGAGTGACGGGCGCGGTGGGCGATACCACCACGCTCGAGGTGGCGGCAGCTGATGCGGCCACGGCCGGCACGATGCCAGCGATCGGGATCTTGGGCGACACGCTGGCGAACAATGCCAGCGGTCATGCCGTAGTCGGCGGCGAGCTGACGGGATTGGGCACCGGCAGCTACAGCATCGGGCAGGCGCTGTATGTGGCATCTGGTGGTGGGCTCACCGGCACCAAGCCGGCCAGCGGCACGGTGCAGCAGGTGGCGATTGTGGGCCGCGTTCATGCCTCCACAGGCAGCGTCACGGTGACGATCGGCGCGCAGTTGAGCCCGAACTGGGATACGGCCTACAGCGAGCGGTTGCGGTGGGATGGTGGCGCCACTGGGTTAGATGCAACGACAGGCCGCGCCAGCCTGGGCCTGGGTAGCCTGGCCACGCAAAGCGGGACGTTCAGCGGCACCAGCTCAGGCACGAACACTGGCGATGTGACGCTGGCCGCCAGCGTTGCTGATGTGCTGAGCATCAGTGGGCAGGAGCTGCAGGCGGATGATCCAGGCGCTGATCGGCTGGTGTTCTGGGATGACTCAGCTGGGAAGCTGACGCACCTGACGCTCGGCACGAATCTGACGATCACCGGCACGACGCTGGATGCTGCAGGCGGCAGCACCGATCTGGGTTACACGGCATCCACGCGACTGCTGACCAGCTCCACCGGTGCTGATGTGACGCTGCCACTGGCCACCACCAGCGATCCTGGGCTGATGGCCGCGGCCGACAAGGCCAAGCTGGATGGCGTGGCTGCTGGCGCCACGTCCAATGCGACCGATGCCCAGCTGCGCGACCGCACCACGCACACGGGCACGCAGTCAGCGAGCACGATCACCGGCCTGGCGACGGTGGCCACCACCGGAGCGTATGCGGATCTGACCGGGAAGCCGACGATCCCAGCCGCAGCTGATGCGGCGCCACTGGCGCTGGGTGCTGCTGCTGCGATCGGCACCAGCACGGATTACGCCAGGGAAGATCACGTGCACGCTCGGCCGAGCGCGAGCGACATCGGTGCAGCGGCCAGTGGTGCGATCACCGGCAGTGGGCTCACGATGGCTACTGCGCGACTGTTGGGCCGCACAACGGCGAGCACCGGCGCGGTGGAGGAGATCAGCGTGGGCTCTGGCTTATCGTTGAGCGGCGGCACGCTGAGTGCTACTGGCGGCGGCGGCGGCGGTCTTACCCACTTCGTTGAATCCGAAAGCACCGCATCACCAAATGCCACAGTCCCTGTTGATGCCTTTATTGCAACAGACGCCAGCTACACCAACATCGACGTCGCGCTGGTAGCCAAAGGCACTGGCGCAACGCTTGCTCACGTGCCGGATGGGACTGCAGCTGGTGGAAATAAGCGGGGGCAGTATGCAGTTGACTGGCAACGATCGCGAAGCAACGCCTCGCGTGTGGCCAGCGGCAACTACTCCACCGTCGTCGGCGGCGAGAGTAATGCCGCCGCTAATAGCTACAGCTTCGTCGGCGGCGGTGCTAACAATGTCGCCGCTAATAGCTACAGCTTCGTCGGCGGCGGTGCTAACAATGTCGCCGCTAATAGCTACAGCTTCGTCGGCGGCGGTAATAGCAACACCGCCAGCGGCAGCGGCTCCACCGTCGTCGGCGGCGGTGCTAACAATGTCGCCGCTAATAGCTACAGCTTCGTCGGCGGCGGTAATAGCAACACCGCCAGCGGCAACTACTCCACCGTCGTCGGCGGCGAGAGTAATGCCGCCGCTAATAGCTACAGCTTCGTCGGCGGCGGTGCTAACAATGTCGCCGCTAATAGCTACAGCTTCGTCGGCGGCGGTAATATCAACACCGCCAGCGGCAGCGGCTCCACCGTCGGCGGCGGCACTAACAACACTGCAAATGGCGGTTATTCCTGTATTCCAGGCGGACTCTACGGCACCACTCGAAATATTCAGGGTTACTTTGCATTTCCAGCTTGTGCTGCTCCCGTTGATTATGCAGTAGGTGTCAGCCAATCAGGCCTTTTGATCCTAGGCCGTCAAACCACTGACGCCACCGCCACTGTCCTCGCCAGCAACAGCTTCGGCGTCAGCGCCACCAACCAATTCACCATCCCCAACAACAGCGCCTACAGCTTCAGTGGCGAGGTGATCGCAGGCGTCACCGCAGCAGGTAACACCGCCCGCTGGACGATCAACGGCGCCATCAAGCGCGGCGCCAACGCAGCCACCACCGCCATGGTCGGCACACCCACGGTCACGATGACCCACAACGACGCTGGTGCCGCCGCCTGGACCGTGGCCGTCACCGCCGACACCACCAACGGTGGCATCAAGGTTGAAGTCACCGGCGCGGCATCCACCACCATTAGGTGGGTGTGCAAGATCAACACCACCGAGATGACCTTCTGAGATGGCCCTGATCACCGACCTCGCCTCGACCCCCTACGGCATCCCCATCCCCAACGCCTACGCCAGGATCTCCCTGCTGCGTGCCGACAAGCACGGCCTGCTGCTGCAAGTCTCTCACTACGCCACTGAAGCAGCCGCCAAGGCCGGCGCCAGCCCCATCCTCGACCGCACCGAGTTCGCGCCCACCGAGGAGCTGGCCCCAGGCCCCAACCCGCTGGCGATCGGTTACGCCTGGCTCAAGGCGCAGCCTGCCTACGCCGACAGCAAGGACACCTGATCATGGCCTCCCGCAGCGAGCAGATCCTCGCCCACATCGCAACCACCCTGGCGGCCACCGCTGGCATCGGCACCGTCTACCGCTCCAGGGTGGAGGCTTTTTCTCGTGATGAAGCGCCCGCCATGGTAATCGAGCCCGGTGGCGAATCCGCCCGGGAAATGAGCACCTGCAAACTCGACTGGACGTTGCCGGTGCTCATCGCCATCCACACCCGTGGCAGCATCCCTGATCAGCTGGCCGATCCGATCCGCGTCTCAGCTCACGGCCTGCTCATGGCTGACCGCACCCTCGGCGGACTGGCGCAGGACATCATCCCGCTCGGCACCGATCCACAGCGCGACAAGGCCGATCTCACCTCCCTCTGGCTGGTCTGCACCTATCAGGTGCGCTACCGCACCCTGGCCAACAACCTGGAATCTGCATAGCACAGGCCAAGCTAGGCTGGTCACAGATCATGTCTGCGTCAATGGCTCGCACCCAGATCAAGCCGCAGGCTGAGGATGCACCTCTGCCGCCACCGCCCGCCGAAGGTGGCAGCTACATCCTCTCCGGCGGCTCCTGGCTGTGCGTGCAGCAGACGGCGCCCGCCGCCGCTGCAGACACCGCCCCCGAATCTGAGGACTGACCCATGGCCCTGTGGCGCAATCGCCTGGCCCTCGTCAAGACCGAGGCCACCTATGGCACCAGCAGCAGCCCCGCTGCCACCGATGCTCTGCTGTTCACCGAGCTTGACATTGAGCCCTTGGCGCTTGAGCTGGTTGAGCGCGAAACCATTCAGGCATACATGGGCAACCGCGCCAGCGTGGTTGCTCAGCGATCGGTGCCGCTCAAGGCCACGGTTGAACTGGCCGGCTCCGGCACCGCTGGCACCGCCCCTCGCTGGGCGCCGCTGATGATGGCCTCGGCCTGCAGCGAGACGGTCGTCGCCAGTACCAGCGTCACCTACGCCCCGGCATCCTCCAGCCACAGCTCCTACACCTGCGACTTCTACGCCGACAACGGCAGCCGTCAGGCGATCACCGGCATCCGTGGCACTGCAGAGATCAGCCTCACCGTGGGTGAGATCCCGACGATCGCGTTTGAGCACATGGGGCTGTATGCCGCCCCCGGCGCCCTGAGCCGTCCGTCGGAGACCTACTCCGCCCAAGCTGCGCCCGTGGTGGTCAATGCCGACAACACCACCAGCGTCAGCGTGCATGGCTTCAGCGCCTGCCTGCAGTCCTTCACCCTGTCGCTGGGTGTCGAGACTGTGTTCCGCCAGCTGGCCGGCTGCACCAAACAGGTTCTGGTCGCCGATCGCAAGGCCACCGGTTCGATCACGATCGAGCTGCCTGCCTTCGCCACGAAGGATTTCCTCACGCTGGCCAGCAACCAGACCACCGGCGCGATCAGCTGGGTGCATGGCGCCACCGCGGGCAACATCATCACCTTCAACGCCAGCACCTGTGCGTTTGATGCGCCGACCATTGAGGATGGCGACAGCGTGACGATGATCACCCTGCCGTTCCGTCTGCTGCCCAGCGGCAGCGGTAACAACGACTTCTCCCTCGCTCTGACTTGATGGCCTTCATCCTCGAACAATCGCCCACCTTCACCTGGCCGATCGTGATCCGGGAGCTGGTGGACGGTGGCCGCTACCGCACCCATCAGTTCGAGGCGGTGTTCAATCGCCTGCCGCAGGATCGGATGGAGGAGGTGCAGCTGGCCTACCACCGGATCAAGACTGAGGTGCAACGCGATGAGCTGATCGACGCGCTGCCCACCCGCGAGATCGCATCTGAGATCCTGGCCGGCTGGAAGGGCATCACCAACCCTGACGGCACCGACGTGGAATGCACGCCTGCCACGAAGGAGCAGCTGCTGAAGGTGGCCACCGTGGCCGACGTGCTGGTGGCCACGTTCTTCGAGGCGCACGAGAAGGCGCGAGCAAAAAACTGACTGGCGCCGTGGATCACCTCATGCGTGCTGGCAAGGGTGACACGGCGCAGCTGCAGAGTGATGCTGCTGCCTATGGCGTGATCCTGGAATCGCATCATCTGGCGCCCGCGCACTTCACGCTGTGGCATGACCTCTGGCCGGCGGTGCATCTGTTCATGCGATGTCTGACTCAATGGCGCACCAGCATCGACGGTGTGATCGGGTTGGATTATGGGGTGATGCTGCAGCTGGCCAGTCTGCTCGGGGTGACAGTGACCGAGCAGGTGCTTGATGATGTGCAAGTGATGGAAGCCCACGCGATCGCCAAGGCGAAACGGAGGAAGTGAAATGGCGGTGATGCAAGCGCTGCTGCAGGTCAAGGCTGATGTCACCGGCGAGGGCCAGGTCAACGCACTGGGTCGGGCGATCGGTGGCATCAAGCAGAAGGCCACTGAAGCCAGCGTGGGGCTCAAGGGTCTGACGGCTGCCGCTGGCATGGGCGGCCTGGCCGGATCATTCAGCATGCTGGCACCACTGCTCAGCGTCGGCGGCCTGGTGGCCATGACCAAGAAGACGCTCGATGCTGGCAATGAAATGTTCAACCTGTCACAGAAGACAGGCGTGAGCGTTGAGGCATTGGCGCGATTCAAGAAAGCAGCATCAACATCCGGCACAGATGTTGAGACGGTGGCCAAGGCGATCACCAAACTTTCCAAGGGAATGTTTGAAGCAACGCAGACTGGGACCGGCCCAACAGCAAACGCATTGAAAACCCTTGGTGTCAGCGCAACTGATGCAACCGGCAAGCTGCGCAGCGCTGATGCCGTCATGCTCGACATCGCGACGAAGTTCAAGGGCATGCCTGATGGTGCGCAGAAAACTGCTCTTGCGATGCAGTTGTTCGGCAAGTCTGGCGCTGAACTGGTGCCAATGCTGAATCTTGGCGGCGAAGCGATCGACAAGATGAAGGTGAAGATGACAACCGCCTTCGCAGAGAAAGCTGATCAATACTCCGACAAGCTGACCATGCTCGGCGGCAAGGTTGGTTCTCTCGGCGCTGACATCGCAATCGTCCTGCTGCCTGTGCTGGACAAGATGGCTGATGGCATCACGGCTGTTGTCGACTGGTTCAACAAGCTGGATCCAGGTATCCGCAACGCGATCGTTGCGGTGTCGCTGTTCGCCATCAGCTTCGGCGCCATCGCTACGGTCATTGGCACGGTCGTTGGTGCGCTGGGCACGATCGGCACAGCCGTCGCCGGCCTGGGTGCTGCATTCGCCGGCACCGGCATTGCTGCCACGATCGCCGGCTGGTTGCCTGCGATCATCGGCGCCACCAGTGGGATCGTGGCGGCCCTCGGCGGCATCCTGACCTTCGTCACCGGCACGCTGATCCCTGGCCTGCTGGCGGTGGTGACTGGCCCTGTCGGTCTGACCGTGCTGCTGGTGGCCGCGATCGTGGCGTTGTTCATCGCCTTCCGTGAGCCGATCATGAACTTCCTGACCTGGGTATGGGAGAACCTGGTGGGAGGCTTTCAAAAGATCGCTGATTGGTATATGAATGTCTATGTTAAGTTCTGGGTTGATCTGTGGGCCAACTACATCGTCAAGCCAATTACAGATTTTCTGTCCTGGTTTGGCAATGTGTTTATGAAAGGCTGGGAAGCCTACGTCAAGAGCATCCGAGGCATATGGGATGCAGCTGCTGGGTTCTTTACGCAGGCATGGCAAAAAGCGGGCAGCTTTATTACCGGAATATGGGGTGGCATCATCAATGGATTGCGAGGGATTGTCAATAGTTTCTTTGGAGCCTTCTTTGGCCAGATCAATTCAGCAGTTCGTGCCATCAATGTATTGATCGCCGCCTTCAATCAACTGCCTGGTCCTGACATCCCGTTCATTCCTCAGGTGCCTATTCCTCGATTCGCCGAGGGCGGCGTTGTTGATCGCCCCACCCTGGCCATGGTTGGCGAAGGCGGCGAGCGCGAGTACATCATCCCCGAGTCGAAGATGGCAGGCGCTGCAGCGGCCTACCTCGGCGGTGCACGCGGCGCGTCGGTGGTTGGACCCAGCACAATCAACGTGACCACCGGCCCGGTGCTCCAGCAACAGGGTCAGAACTGGGTCACGATGGCTGACCTGCAGCAGGCGATGCGTGCCACCGAGGCCGCCACCCTGCAGCGCATTCGCACCCCTGCCGGCCGCGCTGCCCTGGGCATCCGATGACGGTCGTCTCTCAGAGCCAGTTCCTCAGGGTCTACACCAGCGCCGGTGCAACCCTCCACCGCTGGCAGTCGTACTACGCCCACACCACGCAGCAGCACGCCGGATCGGCGTGGTCATACCTGCCGTTCGATGCGTCTGGCATCACAGCCGGCCAGACAGGTGACGAATCTGGCGTGACCATCACGCTGCCAGCTGTGCCAGCGGTGGTGGATGCGATCGAGCTGGCGATCACCCAGTCGCATCGGTGGGAGCTGACCATCTACCAGTTCACGCCAGGGCGCGAGCAACAGCAGATCCTGGTGGAGACCTTCACCGGTGAGATCGTCCGCGCAGTGGCAACCCTCGGAGCAATGCGGATCGACCTTGGCTCTACCCTGTCACCAGTGGGTGCGCAGATTCCACCTCGGACGCTGACCAGTAACCTGATCGGCAAAGGCTGCAGACTATGAGCGGGCTGATCTCTAGCGATCCACTGGCGACCCTGGCCATGGAGTCAGGCATGGTCCGGGCGCCACTGGCCGAGGGTGCAGCGCAGGGCGACACGCAGCTCGACAGCAAGCAGCGTGCAGCGGCCATCGGCGAACCGGTGCCGATCGTGTTCTGTCGCCGTGATGAGACAGCAGGCACGGGTGGGGTCCTGATCTCTCCAGCCGCCACTGAGGCACGGTTCAGCAACGATGCCAGCAATGCCGTCACGGCGTCCTACCACCTGGTGCTGAGCGAGGGGCGCATCGGTTCGATCCAAGTGCGTGATGTCTTCCAGCGATCCTGCCGGGTTGGATCCCACAGCCAGACGTATGACCGTCGAGCTGGCACGTGGGAGCCCGGCAACTACATCACGGCGCACGCTGGCTACACAACACCGGAATGCCCGTACTATTGCGGGACGATTGGTGTATATACCGGCATGTCAACGCTGTCGTTTACTGTTACGATCCCGGATGGATTTGATCAATGGGATCGACAAGTGCATTGCTTCATCCGAAACGGAATGGAAGTAACGCGGCTGTTGGATAACGTAACAGGATCCAGCAACAACTTCGCCGATCTATACAACTGGTCTCTGAGTAATTGCGCCAAGCTGAGCGCCGATCAGATTGATTACAGCAGCCTGGCAAGCGCAGCACGGTTTTTGCATACTAATGGTTTCAACTGTGACATCAACATCACCAAGAGTCAAAACCTTGGCGATATGGTTGCAGGCATAGCACCATACTTCTTGCTGACCGAGACTCGCGTTGCAGGTCGTCGCGGCTTACGGCCGGTGCTGCCGGTCAACAGCGATGGCACAATCAAGACAACACCAATCGAGTGGGCCTATACGTTTACGGAAGATCACATTTTGCCGGATCAGTTGCAGATTAGCTATGTGCCACCAGCTGATCGCAAGCCGTTTGCTGTGCGTGCAATCTGGCGGCAACAGCTTGATGATGATCATGGCATCATCCGCTCCAGTGAAGTGCGCCTGGCTGGAGAGGCAGAGGAAGGGCCGTACGAACAGCATGACCTTTCGCAATTCTGCACACGCGAAAACCATGCAGTGAAGATCACCGCATACATTCGTGCGCGACGGAAATACACAACGCACACAGCCAGCGTGTCATGCCGGACGATCGACTTCCCGCAGACCCTGCAGGCAGGCGACATCGTGCGACTAAAGCTGTACCGCTCTAGCG